GTTTGATTGACCAATAAATCCCATTTTGCTATAATACTTGTATAGTAACTAAAAGGAGCCTGAAATGAATGTCAAAGAAATTAACTCTGCTATCATGTTTGGTAATCTCACCAACGACGAACTGTCCACAGTGATTGATGCGGTGAAGTTTGCCCGTGCGCAACTCACCCAACAAAAGAAACGTAGTTTTTCAATTGGTGACTCTGTAAAGTTCACCAGCAACCGCAACGGCCTAACATACGTTGGCACCGTGCGCAAAGTCAAAATCAAATTTGTGCTGGTTAACACACCAGGCGGCCTGTTCAATGTACCGGCCAATATGTTGGAGGCCGCGTAATGGGTCTTGATATGTATGCATACGTGGCCGCTCGTGCAGGCCAACAAAAAGAATACTACGACACCGCCAATTGGGACAACGATTCAAAAGAACTTATCTCGCCTGTGACCAAGCCACGTGAGATTGCTTACTGGCGTAAACATCCTAACCTGCATGGCTGGATGCAACAGTTGTGGGAGAGTCAAGGCAACTCGGGCGACTTCAATGGTGACGAGCTTGAGCTAACATATGATGATCTTGAACGACTAGAACTTGATGTCATTGCAGGCACCTTGCCCGGTACATCAGGATTCTTCTTTGGCAACGACGCAGACGAGCACTACCGTAAAGACGATCTTGAGTTCATTAAAAATGCTCGTGCAGAGTTGTTCATGGGACTCAAAGTGTTTTATAATAGTTCATGGTAACGGATTAAATATATGAATGAAACAAACTTCTCAGACCCAAGGTTCTCGGGTGTAATGGCAGCAGGTTGGATCCGCGACTTAGAAAGTTCGGACAGCCGCATACACAAAGAAAAAACAATCGAAAAGGCTTTGATGGCATCCAAACTAGGCAGTGCTGACGCACAGGCTTTCTTGTTCAACTGCTATCAAGCCTACAATCCTTTCTATGTGTTTGGCATCCGGCAAGTGCCTGAGGGAATGGTCTAGCCCGTCGTGTGTTAATCAAGGACTTGAGATGCGGTATCTCTGAAAAAACACTCAACAAAGTGCTGGGCAAAACTGAATGGAAGATTCCTGTGTTCAGTTGCCAACTAGCACAGGACTCCACAGACCAACCTAAAAAGCTCAAAGGTATCAAACGCCTGGAAGTCAAACTTGATGGTGTACGTGTGTTGGCAGTTGTAAATGGATCTGCTTGTACATTGTACAGCCGTAATGGCAAAGAGTTTGAGAACTTCCCACAGATTGCAGACTTTATCGAAGAACATCGCAAAGCATTCCAGCGTGATTCTGCCTTTGGTGGACAGTTTGTGTTGGATGGTGAGATTGTGGGCAAGAACTTCCAGGACTTGATGAAGCAAGCACAACGCAAACGAGATGCCAAAACCGCAGACATGGTTTATCATGTGTTTGACATTTTACCACTAAGTGAGTTCCGCGAAGGCTTCTGTAATCTACAGCAACACAAACGCATTGACTTGTTGAAACGTACACAAGCACACCTGCCAGAAAATGGTTGTGTGCGTGTGATGCCAGGTATGGATGTGGACTTGGACACAGCTGAAGGTCATGACGTCATGCGCCGATTTGCCGAAGCTTCGGTAGAAGAAGGCTACGAAGGTATCATGATCAAGAGCATGGATGCACCTTATGAGTGCAAACGTTCGGACTTCTGGATGAAATGGAAACCCACAATCACAGTTGATTTGAATATTGTGGGATTTGAGGAAGGTACTGGTCGCAATCTAGGCCGCCTGGGTGCTATAATTTGTGAAGGAGAAGACAATGACAGAACTATTCGTGTTAATGTTGGTAGCGGTTTGTCTGATAGCAATCGCGATGAGTATTGGGCCGCTCGCAATGAGCTTCTTGATCGGGTGGTTGAGGTTGAAGCGGACGCAGTTACTCAAAACCAAGACGGATCATACAGTTTGAGATTTCCTCGCTTTGTGCGATTCCGCGGATTTGAACCAGGAGAGAAACTTTGAAAACACAATCAGCCAACGGTGTTACTGGACACTTGATACAGATATTTACAGGACAAACTGTATTTCGTGTGTACGATGACAATCATAATTTTGTTGATTATGATTTACGACATAGTGACTTGACAGTTACTATTAACGATGAAGATGCATATTTTTATCGTGACGAATATAACGATGTGTTAGATCACGCACCAGAAACAATAGGAAAACAAAATGGCAAAGACTAAAACAGTAAATAAAATCAGCGACAAGTTGGCCAAGGCCAATGAATCGTTCACAGTGTACATGTACGACAATGCGTACATGATTGAAGTGTCGGGTCGCGACAGTGAGGGTGATTACAAAACAGTCAAACTCATGGTTCCTACTCTGGAACAACTGCAGGCCTTGATCAAGGAAACTACAGAAATGGAAAGGGATGATTAACATGTTTGAAACAACTTATAATAGCGGTGCTTATCGTTCTGCAAGCGAAGTTAACTCAGCAATGGGTCGTGTGTATGGACACATGAGTCTGGCTGTGATTGTATCGATGTTTGTGAGTTACTTTGTGGGATCCAGTCCAGAGTTGCTGGCATTCTTTTTTACAGGTTGGTTGAAATGGATTGTGATCTTTTCACCACTGGCAGCCATCTTTGGTGTAGGCTATGTGCTGGCCAATAACCCCAGCAAGGGTGTGGCACAGTTATGCCTACATGGTTTTGCGGCATTGATGGGTCTGAGCTTTGCCATGATCTTTGCTGTGTTTACCATGGGATCGATTGTGAGTGCTTTCATGGGTGCAGGCATCTTGTTTGGCGTAATGAGCGGCTATGGCTACTTTACTAAACAGAGTCTAGACAGTGTTGGTAAGTTTATGTTTGTGGGCTTGATTGCCATTGTGATTGCTAGCATTGTGAATATCTTTATCGGATCAACAGTGATGCAGATGGTGATCTCTGCCCTAGCTATTATCATCTTTCTTGGCTTAACCGCTTATGACACTCAGAAAATCCGTGAGGAACTGAGTATAGAGACCAACGATTCAGCAGAAGTGCGCGGAGCACTGACCTTGTACATGGACTTTATCAACTTGTTCTTGAACTTGTTGCAGTTGTTTGGTGACCGGAAATAAACATGTCTACTGTATATCTAATCAAACCACTGCAAAAGAAAAGCATTGTCTACCATGTAGAAATGTATCGTAGGAACCCCGATGATAGCGTCAGTTGGTTCAACATCGACGAAACATATCGTTGGGGACAAGGTTTTATTGAAGAAGACCTAGATTGCAATCTACCCTGGGAAGGCGACCCTGTTGCCTATGCTCGAACAGACGCAGGGTGGGGTTGTGAGTTTGATGACAGCGTCAGTATTGAATGGGAATTCAGCGATGACGTCACAGAACTAGAGCAACAAGAGTTAAAAGAAGCCTACTACGAAGGTGGTGCAGGTTGGTTGTATGATGGTGAACACGAATGGCAGGAAGAAGATGCCGCAGTACACGTCATTGCACCATACCAAGTTGATCTGTGCGATGAAGATGGCACTGTGATCGAAGAAAATATTAAACTAAAGACTCGCCCCATTGCCAGCAATAATTGGCCATTTCCAACGTAATTAGCCAGACTTGTTGACAGCACTGGATCATGTTGTTATAATTATAGAGCATGATCAGGGAGATGGTGCTGTTCAATGGTGTGGTGGGGTTCCTAGGCCTGCTACTACCGTGGCATGTGAACGTCAGTCACATAGGTTGCGACACTGTCCCTGGATTCGTCCAAACCCCGATTGATACCCGGGAGTATGCTCATTAGGGATTAACACAGTGAAAGGATATTTTTAATGTCTGTTGAAACAGAGACCTCTGCGTCGAGTATGTCTGCGTCACTCAGCTCGCTTGAATCAACGCCCTTGGTCATGCACCGTATTTGGTTTGATTTGCGTGATACCGAAACTTGGTACGCAATCATGAAAGAAGCTACTACACTATATGGTCACAATGGCTGGAAAGGCCAGCCTAGAGTACGACGCAAACTAGAAAAGTTTGCGTGGGAAAGAAATCGTGTAGAAAATTACGTTTGGTTTGAAGTGCCAGATCCGTCGTTTGCTACCTGGTGCGCAGTTAAACACGCTGTGATAGTGGTAAAAAATCCCGGTAAATAAAGACTATGATATTTGGTTTCAGCATATTGGCCACAGCTCTGCTACTGAGCATTGTGGCTGCCTATTATTCAGTAGCAGGCCTCACAGCCATTTTCTCGGCTGCAACCATACCTGTGATCATCATGGGTGGCAGTTTAGAGCTTGGCAAGATTGTGGCCACTGTGTGGTTGCACAACAACTGGAAACGAGCAGGGTGGGCATTCAAAGCATACTTAATACCTGCTGTGGCATTCCTTATGTTGTTGACATCAATGGGTATTTTTGGATACTTGTCAAAGGCACACAGTGATCAAAGTCTAGTGTCTGGTGACTCTATAAGCAAGGTTGCTATATATGATGAAAAAATTAAGATTGCAAAGGAAAATATAGATGTTAACCGCAAGGCGCTTAAACAGATGGATGAGGCAGTTGACCAAGTCATGGGCCGAAGTACATCAGAAACGGGGGCAGATAAGTCCGTGGCTCTCCGTAGGTCTCAACAAAAGGAACGTGGGCGTCTCCTTGCTGAAATCTCGGCCGAGCAAAAAACGATTACTACGCTTAGTGAAGAACGGGCGCCGCTGGCAGCAGAGTTCCGCAAGATTGAAGCCGAGGTTGGTCCTGTAAAATACATTGCGGCCCTGGTTTACGGTGATAATCCAGATGCCAATGTGTTAGAAAAAGCAGTACGTCTTGTTATTATCATGATTGTGCTGGTGTTTGATCCACTAGCACTCACACTCATTCTTGCCGCTAACAAACAGTTTGAATGGGCACGACAAGGCCGGGGTGGATTTGTACACGACGAGCCTGCATATCCCCCAGACGATGGTCCATTGACTACTGAGCAGATTGATCAGATAAAACAAACAGTGGCCCAAGACCATCCAGACTGGATGATACGCACAGATCCATCACCACCAGGTTGGATGTACAACACTACCACAACAACATATCCTTCAACTGAAGAAGAAGTAGAAGAATTAAAAACAGAGTTTGACCGCGGCCGCCATGCGTACTTAGACAAGCCGTTTGTACATTTTGAAAATCTCAAACCCATGGTTGCTAAATCTGAGCCCATCGGCGAACCAGTGTATGTTGACATGCCTAGTTTTGAAACAGAAATTATCGACTACGGCACGCCAGAAGAAAAAGCGGCAATGCAACACTGGAAAGAGCTCAATCCAGGCGAAACACTAAAGGGTCAACGCAACATGTTAGAGCGTGGCGAGATAACAGAGCTACCATGGATGCAGTATCTCAAGCCTGCCCCTAACTCCAGCTTTGGTAACACATTCCCTACTGCTCCTGCACGTGGCGACAGTTTTGTGCGTACAGATGTAGCACCAAATCAATTGTTCAAATTCAACGGCAATCGTTGGATTTTAGTTGACAAAGCCACAGCAGATAACTATACTTACGATACAGCATACATTGATCACCTCATTGACAAAATCAATAGTGGCACATATGATGTTGACTTACTCAGCGCCAGCGAACAAGAACAAGTGGCACAACGTTTACAAACCAAAACAAATAATACATGAAAACATCCGATAATCTTGACACCTGTAGTTTTTGTAACAAACACAAAGACACAGTGACTAAACTCATTGTGGGTGAAGGTGTTGCAATATGCAATGAGTGTGTGGACTTGTGCCAAACACTGTTGGTAGATAAACCTGAAATATCAGATGCTTCGCCCAATCTTGATCCAAGAGAAATTCGAAAGCATTTGGATCAATATGTGATTGGACAAGACGATGCCAAGATGTTGCTGAGTGTGGCCATTGCCAATCACTACAAACGCATTCGTAACAAAGACCCTAACACTGAAATTGAAAAAGCTAACATTCTCATGCTTGGTCCAACAGGGTCAGGCAAAACATTACTGGCCAAAACTGTGGCACGTTATTTAGATGTGCCATTTGTGATTGCAGATGCTACTAGCCTAACAGAAGCAGGCTATGTGGGCGATGATGTTGAAAGTTTGATCAGTCGATTGTATGCTGCCGCGGGCGGCGATGTTGACAAAACACAACGTGGTATTGTGTTTGTGGACGAGATTGACAAGATCTCTCGTAAGAGCGAAGGCACCAGTATCACAAGAGATGTGTCAGGCGAGGGCGTACAACAAGCCTTGCTCAAACTGGTAGAAGGCACCAAGTGTAGAGTCATGCCCACTGGTGGCAGAAAACACCCGTCGGGCGACACTATTGAAATTGACACCACAAACATCTTGTTCATTGCAGGCGGTGCATTTGTTGGACTAGACAACATTGTCAAGAGTCGTGTGCAAGGCACCAACATTGGATTTGGTGCAGAAGTTTCTAGCAAAACAGTCGGGCAGTTACACCTGTCAAAGACCACGCCAGATGACCTAGTGCGATTTGGATTAATCCCAGAATTTGTAGGTCGCTTCCCTGCTTGGGTTGCGCTCAAAGAGCTGGATAAAACAGCCCTGGTACGTATCCTTAATGAAGTCAAGCACAATTACATAAGTCAGTACCAGTGGTTGTTCAAGCAAGACGAAGTTGACCTTGAGTTTACTGCAGACAGCCTGGATCTCATTGCAGAACGCACAATCAAAAACAAAACAGGCGCTCGTGGCCTGCATTCAGAACTAGAACGTGTGTTGTTGCCGCACATGTACAATCTAGCACGTTATCGCACAGACGGAATTAAGCACGTAGATATTGATCAAGCCCTGGTAAATAGTCCTAAGGAGCTCTAATGCATTTATGGAAAAATTACACGG